GAGGAAATATATCTCTAAAAGCTTCGCTAATTGGTTTTATAATCTTACCTAGAGCCTCAAAAGAATTTCGAAAAGCTTCTATTAAGGCATCCCTTCCACCTTGCTCTTTCCAAAGACGAAGGAGTTCATTACGAGCATCCGACATGCGGTCTATGAAACCACCAAGTACTTTTCCAAGTTCGGTAAGTGTTTTCTTTGCTTCTTCGAAATCACCAATTATAATTTCCCAAGTTTGAGCCCAACCAGAACCCGCGGCTTCTTTCAAAGTATCAAATAATTGGCTAAATGTCTTAATATCTTGAGCCGCCGCAAAGGCTTTCTTACCAATATCCGTTGTCTCGTCGGCATATTTACCGAGTGTTTTAATGAGAACTTCAGTTGTCAACCATTGATATGCAAGACTCTCGTTGAAGTCGCGCGTAGCACTAATCACGTTATCCATGCGTTTACCCTGGGCGTTTCTAGTCAAAACTTGGTACATGCCATCCGCGGTTTTCTTTACAGTTCCGAGTTCAACAGCAGTCTCAAGCAACTGATTTTTAAATTCAACAGTCGCCATGTTTGCATTCTCGATGGATTTCCAGTCAATGAGCTTAACGTATCCAGCCGAAAGAGCCTGTGCAAAGTTATACATGGCTCTAGAAGCTTCATTTGCATTTGCACCAGAAACAGCGGCAACGTTACTTACACCCTGAATAGCTGCGACAGCGTCTTTAAGTGAGACACCGGCATTTGTAAATTTTCCAATGTTATTAGTCATATCTGAAAATGAATAAATTGTTTTGTCGGCATATTCGTTTAATTCATCGAGATATTTATTAACCGTTTCGAGGGATTCGCCTGTGCTAGCCATGATAGTTTGAATCGAATTCATCTTAAGTTCGTACTCCGAATATCCCTCTGAAATCGGTTCTATGGTTAAAGCGGAAACTATTCTTTTTCCCGCATTAATTGCAGAATTAGTAATGTTTGCGAGGGCTGTTACAGCCATGACCTCAAGAGCTGAAAACTTAAGACGAACGTTCTCCACAGCACTACTGAGTCCAGACATATTAATGTTTTTGGCGGCGGCGCCTATGTTTTCTAAGCCTTTTGAGGCCCCGGTCAAATTCAAACTCTGTTTAAATTTTTCAAGAGTTGACATAGAAGTTTTGACATTCGCCTCAAACTGCTTGTTGTCAAACCGCATTTCGACAACTCTTTGATCAATTGTTATGCTCATGGCTTGGTAACCTCCCTCCATGCTTCATTTGCGATTTTGTCAAAGATAGGCCGGATAGCAGGATTGATGTAATCTCGACCTTGTACCCAGCCGCCATTTCGGGTTCCGTGTCCATACTGTAAAATTATGGCTATTGGAACTCCATTTTGAATATTTGAGTTATAAAAACAGATTGAAACTGACCCGTTCTTATGTATAATCTTGTAGTACCAAGATTTAGCAGTTTGTCCGGAGTCGATAGGTGTTGCAGACGCAAGGGCGGCTACTCCCTCCCGACCGTACTTGTCGAGATTTCCGAGACGTACTGCTTCTTTGGCTTTCTCTAAGAAACGTGTCAGTTTGGAGAAATCGCCCTTTTGTCTGAACTCTATCATACAAAAATTCTCCTTTATAAAAGTTCATTTACTCTCTTCTGCACGGCGTAATAATCATAACCGGCTTTGGTGATACGGTCTTTTCGCTCCTGACCGTTACCCCATAAACCTTGAATGACTTCGTGGGCGATTTCATCGATACTTTTCTTCGAAGATGTAGTTACGGCAATACCACTTTTCGTGGTAATGTAAGTATCAAAACCAGCTGCTTTAAGTTTAGCAGCCATAGCTTCTGCATTTTCTTTCTTACTAAAGGCGCCAACCTGAATTTTGTAGAGATTATCTACCTTTACCATATAAGTATCAAACCCGGCGGCTTTGACTTTGGCTAACATGGCTTCTGCATTTTCTTTCTTACTAAATGCTCCTGTCTGAACTCTATATAAAATTTCGGAGTTGGTATTAGATGATCCACCATTAAGCTTAGCGTTTACTTCGGACGCAATCTGACCGAGCCGGTTGTAAATATAATCGCCCGGGCAAGCTTTGTTAGCAAACCATCGATGAACTGTCATGTTTTGTTTATCCGGTTGACCAATTAAAGATTTATCGGCTTTCCATCTAAGTTCTGGAATGCCATTTCGTTTGCAAATATCAACTAATAGTTCTATTAAAGACTTATAAACTTTATCATTGATAGCATAAGGGTGGGTTTTATCGCTGGAACATTCTATAGTAATTGCTCTATGATCATTAGCAGCGTTAGAAGAGCACCATGAACGGTCTTTCTCCTCTACATACATTCCGATCCGACCGTCAGATCCAATGCCATAATTAGAAGATGCCTTACGAGAAGGTGATGCGAAAATATCACCAAGAGTCTCTACTGAGCATTGACCGGCAGTACAATGAATTGTAATAGTGTCAATTTTATGATTTCTTGGGCTGGTCTTGTTTGGACTAATTTTGGTATAACTAACTAAAGGACTATTACTCATTATTTTTCCTCCTTAATTCTTTGAATCTGTTCAATCATTTGAACCACTTTGTCGTAACCAACCGTTGATGTCAGGAACCCAAGATACATAAGTATAACAATCTCGACTCCGACCTTCAAAGAAAAGGCAATGTCGTTCATGATGAGATAGATGACGCAAACAGCGCAAGAAATTATAACTGAAGAAACAGCGGCCAAAAGATTTGAAGAATATTTGACAGTTGTCCCATCAAGAAGTTTCTTGATTCCTTCGACCGTTAGATTAGTCAGAACAGAAACAATTAAAAGTGCTGTAGTTAAAAAATAAATAGGCATTGTAAACCTCCTTTAATCAACCGACTCGTCTTCAGACGAACGGTTTTGTTCGAGTTTTTTATTTAATCTCTTTTCACGTTCTTCGAAGAACGTTTCGAAAAGAGCTTTTAAGAAATATCCAAGCATTACACCAATGATAGTGTTGGCAATGGTGCTAGAAAGTGATTCTGCAATTTGCTCTTTACCCATAAAAGCAAGTATGTATGATAGCTGTAAATCTATTAATGAGATAATAAGGATTGCTGCAACTGCCTTTTTTGTAAAGGTTGTAAGCCACGTTTTATAGTGTTTTTGTTTTTTGTTATTCATCACCTCACCCCTTTGTATTTAAACGTTTTCTACGAGCAGCGTTTAAAGCCGCATTACGACGCATGATCTCTTTTTTACTCATTTTTTTAGGAGGCTGATTCTTAATATTGCAGACCTTAATTAGAGTAAGAAGGCGGTTGAGATGCCAATATTGACATTCAAATGGTATATTTAAAGCGATCATCCAATAATAGATAAGCTCTGCCGTAATTTGTTCCCTGCTTGGTTTTACTGTTTTATCATCTGAAAAATAAGTTGCAGTCATTGGAGCATTTATGTAATTGTTAATCTCTTCGATGTTTTCGTTTGTGAGATAATTGTAAACTTCTGGATCCACGTTTGGCGTGATTGTCATGCATTTTATATAATCCAAAGTTTCTTCAAAGGTTTTTTCTTGTTTAGATAAAAACGGTTTACACCATTTTGATTCCCATTTTGAAATAGAGACGAGGGAATGCTCCAGTTGTAACGTCTGCTCTTTTGTGGTGATGAATTCCTGTTTCCGCTCGTCCCATAATTCGACGGCTGGTATCGTAATCTGAAGCATTCCTCAATCCTCCTTAACTTTTTATTGTTGTTTAACCGGAGCTGCTATTTTAGGTGCATCCGCTGGGATAATCCCGTTAATAAACTGTGCCGCAGCATCGGCATTTGTTGCTAATTCTATGAATAATTGAGAAAAGGCTTCTGTCTGAGAAAAGGCAGTAGAAAGTTCTTCTGATTTAATAAACCTTTTTCCATCAGGAGACTTCTCGCCGTAAGCCTTAAGAATAATTTCTTTAAAGATCTTAATAATTTTTTCGCTGTCCTGAGCGGCGACAATCTTATTAAGCATTTGGGTCATACCACCAGGCATGCTTAATTCCATTTCCATGAGCTCAGCCTTGGAAAGATTAAAGTAGAAGTCCTCTGTTCTTTCGTTTCCATCATAGTCGATGTAAGTTATTGTTTTTTTCAACATAATAATCTTCTCCTTTCGAATAATGATATAATAGAAAAATATAATAGGGAGTCGCCAGCCGATAATCCTGAATACGACTCCTAAAATAAGTTTAATTAACCCTCAGCAGAGGTCATCAATTCAATAATCTCATCAGGTAGAGGCAACCTCGGATCGCTATTTTCAGTACCATACAGAATTTCTTCCAAAGCTGCCAGTTTAGCAGGGTCGACCTTAGTGGAATCGATAGTAATACAAGACGTAGGTTTATATCCGGGTACATCAACAGGAGTAGTAGTGATTTCCCAAGTGAAAGTTATAGCTTCTGGGGTATCGTTGATTGTTGTGTATTCTTTCCCAGAAGGAGATGCAAGAGCGCCATAAATGATGTGAATCTTGTAGCCGTATTCATTACCATCGGTATCATTACCGAGAGTAGTAACATAAGAAAGACCAAAAGGTTTACGAGTCTGCTGTCCAATCATAACACCTTTTGCGATTTCAGCAGACCCATCGCACTCAGCAAATTCATCCGGATAAGTATAAGCCTCGATAGTGGCACCGAACTCTTCTGCAGAGATAAGATTAAGATATTTAATATTGTCGGCATAAATGGAAGTTACTTCCGCACCTGTAGGATTTTCAGCCACTGATATAAGACCATTCCACGCAACTCCTAACGGATAAGTGCCATCGCGTTCTTGTGGATAAAGCACGCCCTTTTTAATACCAGTTTCATAAAAACGTTCTCCAGTTTTATCCCAAACAAGTTTAGCCATTTTGAATTCACTCCTTTATTTAATATTTATTTAAAAATATAGAACGAAAACATAATGATTTAGATTGTCCGATCGAAAATGTCGATTAAATCGACAAGTAGGTAAAGCAATGATTTTATCTACTATCGGACTATCTGGATCCTTATCAATAACTGTTACTAAATATCTTTTCTTAGATGAATAAACCCCGTCATTTGCAAACGAGTTCTCAATATTATCGAGACTGTAAACAATGGCGGGGTAATTCATCTTTACTGACTCAGGGGGTTGAAAATACACATTTCGACTTCCGAGTATTTCCTCGAGTAAAGTCTGTAGTTCTAACCTACTAGGCATTATATACACCCCCTATAGTCAGTATTAGTCTTGGGTACTGAACTTCGACATTTGTTATTTTCCATTTAGTGCCCATAAATTTGACGTATCGCATCGAATGAAAATTCTGATTGGCAAATGGATCGGCTACAATGCTGATTTCATTCGTAACATTGATGTTATCGTTGAGTTGATCGGCAGTTTGAAGCTTACGAGTATTTCGGACAAGTTCACCGTAATACATTTTCTCGGTAATCTGCTCCTCCCACACTCCTGGCTTTGTTTCCACCGTTTCAGCGTAGCCGATTGCTCCATAAAATTTAGCCATTTTGAATTCTCTCCTTTGCGATTAACCTTCGGCACCTTCAACTACAAGTTCCAAAGCGATAGCAGAGTAAGGCCTAATTAAAGCGCCAGAACAACGAGTTTCAATTAAATACTTTTGAGCATTGTAGTCGATATCGAAATCGTCGAACAGGTTAACAGCTCCGCCTTTGTCCGCACCGACGTTGTAATCGATAAGATTTACGATAATTCCCATAAGCTCATAAGTAGTACCTCCATCATTTCTTCTAAGATTCTCCATTACAGGAACCGTCACGATTTCCTTAACACGAAGAGCTGTAGCCAACTTAGCAACAGAATCATAAATTACACGACCTGTAGCATCTTCCATAAGCAGACAATCGGTAAGAACATCCTCAGTGGTATACAGGGTTGGCTCGCCAGAACCCTTGTAATTCTTTCTGGCTTTAATGGCGGCACGAATAAATGCCTTAGCTTTCTCGTCAGCTGTAGCATTAGCAGGAACGATCACAGGAGCTTTAATGGTATACAGATCATCATCCTTCCAAATAGGACGAATATTCTGTTCATTAATTTTGTCATCAGAAGAAGCCAAACGGCCGTCACCAACCAGAATAGCGCGGGCAATTTCCTCATCCAGCATCATACGCATCTCAGATTTAATCCAAGCTACAACATCGAAATCAGTGATATCAACCATATCATCGCGATCCAGCTTCTGTTTCTTATAAATGGTAGTCGGAGTGGTTGTGCGCTTCAACAGAGTAAATACTTCTTCCTTCTTCTTATTACCCTTAATATAACCCTTAGCCCTAGCTTCTTCTTCTGTTATATTGGCCAGAACAGACTTAATTCTGGAAAATGGAGTGCGGTGTACAGAGTTCATAACCTTCTGAACCCATCCCATATCTCTCTGAATGAACTGGGGAGTATCTGTAACATTCTTTGCATCGGGGAACAGATAGTCAATCTGCTCGATACCGTGTGCGATAACACTATCCTTAAGACTTCCATAACGTTTAGCGTCGGCGAAGATGGCCTCCACATCGGAATGACTAAGAACATCATTCTTAGCATATTCTTGATCAAACACATTGTGTTTCATAGTTTTATTTCCTCCTTTAGAATTATTATTATCCTCATCATCGTTATCTTCAGACTCTTCTTTTTCTTCAAGAGCCTGTCCAATCAATGCATAAACTAGCATTTTCTGTTTTTCAGTAAGAGTGTTGAAGACATCGGCAACAGTTTCTTCGTTTTCTTCATTTCTTCTTTCTTTATTTTCCACGTTTTTTTCCTCCTCCTTCTTTTCATCCGCGTGAATTAAGATATTTTCGCCCGTATAGATAATAGCCTCTTCATCGGAATATTCTCCGTGACGAATGACGGAATCAATAAATGCCCCGGGATTTGCTCCTGCCAAAACAAGACTAACCTCACGGATATTTCCATGTACTACACAAGGCCCCTCCTGCTTCAAGCCATTTGCATAAATGGAAAGAGCTGTTACATCCCCATGCTCAACTAAAAGCTTTGCACTTTTCCCTGATTCTGTTTCGTTAAACTTACAATATGCATAAACACCCTCATCGCGATTCTCAAGCAAAGCGTGCCCAAGAACGTTATGAGGATCGTTGTGCTGGTGATTCCATACAAGAGGAACCATTTGCCCGTCATTATGCTTAAATGCGTCTTTCATGATGATTCTTCCATCTGAGCATTTAAGATTATTTCGGGTAGCCCAGCCACTAAAATCATACGTCTTCATTTTCATTTTGATTTTCCTCCTCCTTTTTTTCTCCAATCATTTTATTTAATAAGTCGATTTGTTCACTCTTAGGTTGACTCAGATTCTTATTCCTGAGTTCATCCGCTCTTGGATCATCCGACGGCTTCATTCCAATAATCTGTCTGATTTCGTTCGATGTCATTATCTCGTTTCTAGTAAACTTATCAGCAATTTCAGAGATTTCGTTAACTGGAACAAGCTTGAACGGATCCCTAAAGAACATAATCGACTGTAATTGTGACCGAGCAGTTTTGGTTAGAAACTTTCGTTTCATTTCATCAACAATAGCCGAAAGAATAGGTTCAATTGTTCGGTTGTAATAATTGAGCATTGTTTTATCGTCAGCAGTACCATCTAATATACTCTGAGTGATTCCTAACTGGCTGTATAACATGTTCGTTAGGTATTCAATCTGTTTCATAAGGTTGTTTTCAACTGGACGATTCAACTGCGTAATACGCTCTGTACCATCAGTATAAGCAATACCATATTTAGAACCTGTTAATTGGTCTACTATTTCTTGACGCCGTTTTTCGGCTTGTTGACGCCTTGCCTCGCTCTTAATAACATATGGTAATTGAATNATCAAATCCAACTTACCAGAGCTGCTTTGTTCATCTACAACATCTAAAAGGTTAAGTTTACGAATAAGTCGCTGCATAGTTGAATTTGGTTCATTAATAACCGCGTATAGAGGGTTTTCTACAATACCAACCGTTTTCTTCGGTAGTATAATATCCTCTTTACGACCGGTTTTCTCATTATAAACACGAACCTTCACATGACTTGGATACCATTCCAAAATTTTTCCGGTTCGCATTGAGAGAATATCATAAGAACCAGTAATTTCGNGATCAAAGGTTGTATCAACTGGAACAATAGCGACGCATCCTTCATCCAGCATTGACATAACTATGTCCTGAATAAAGGCTCTTCCGGTTTGATCAATGTTAGCTTCAACGGTGAGACAGTTGTTTAACCCTGAATCGATGACAGATAGAAAACGATTATTTTTATCAAGTCTTACATGCTGAATGGTAACTGAAGAAGCGTCTAAAGCAATCCGATTGTATACTGAAGTTACTATCGAACGCTCGTTTCCGCGTGTTAGTCTCGGTCTATCCGGACGATAAGTATAGCTAGTTCCAACATCTTTGTAATAATCGGTGGGGTCTTTGTTGAAAAAAGCATTCCATGCATGTTTTAATCTGGAAGCAAATGAAAATTCCATTTTGAATTATCACCCCCTTTTTTACTCAAAAGCATCTTTATTAGCTTTATAAGCNANATANGCNTCCATCATAGCNGCCACAGCGTCGATCTTCTGCTCATATCGCCTCTTATATAATTTCCTATTACCATTTGTGTCTTCAAGAGTTATACAGTTCCCCATAGCAAAGCTCATCAATTCTTCATCAAATAAAAGCATCCGCTCCTCAGAAAGTTTCTTTAACTCTCCTAGAGGAACAGACTCCGTTCTTGCACCCTGTATAACTTTTACAATTCCAAATGGACCATTTTCCCTTTCCCAACGCTCTACAAATTCTTTTGCGTTATATGGGTCATAACCCAAACATCTAACGTCATATCCACATTCTGTAATATGCTTATCAAGATCATCATAAACCTCCATTATATCTAAAACGATTCCTTCTAATACAATCAAAGTGCCTTCTGCCATAAATTGTTCATACTTAACCCGCATAGCAGCAGGAAGTTTCATTAACGTGTTAGAAGTTATGTAGTTTCGAGTTTTTACACCAAAGCAC